GGAATTGTTGCATTCGTAAAGACTGAAACACCTGCTGCATATCTTGCAACTGGTGAGTTAGCAACACGCTACATTGCTGGAACTTCACAATGGGGTCTGTTAATCGGAGCGCAAGATTCAAGTAAGCGTCCAGTATTTTCTGCTGTTAATCCAGTAAATGCTGCTGGCGCAGTTACACCACAATCACTACGCGGAAATGTAATGGGTCTTGACCTATATGTTTCAAACAAAGCAGTTTCAACTTCAATTGATGAGAGCGCATTTATTGTTGTTCCATCAGCTGTTGCAATTTACGAAAGCCCAGTTCTACAACTTTCAACAAATGTTGTTACAACTGGCGAAATCGAAACAATGCTTTACGGCTACATGGCTGTTAAGACAGTTGTTGCTGGTGGAGTTCGTCGCTTTAACCTTACCTAATAACTAAGTAAATCCATGCCTGAGGTTGCTCCCGATCTCAGGCAGTTGCTCTAGGGAGAACTAAAGGGGATGACATGCCAACCATAATTACGGCTTCACAGTTGCGATCTGTGCTTGGCGTGTCATCTGCCTTATATGACGATACTTATTTGAACCAAATTATTGACACCGCAGAAACAGTTATACTGCCAATGCTAGTTACATTCAAAAGCCCAATTCAAAAAGTCGAGCTGACAAGTAATGTCGCCACTTTCACTACACTAGGGATACATGAATTCACCGAAGGACAATCAGTTGTCATCACAGGATGCGGAACACCTTACAACGGAACAAGAGCTGTGTTGGCAGATAATCTTGGACAATATACCTTTTCACAATCGATCACTAATGCCAATCTACTCGAGGCTAATGTCATCCCATCCGGAGTTGCTGCCCTATCTGGCGGATCAACTTATGTTGGAAATGCAGCTGTTCAATCAGCCGTCTATACAGTTTCAGTCGAAGTATTCCAAGCAAGACTTGCAGGCGGAGGACAAATCGAAGGAGTAGATTTTACTTCAACACCATTTAGAATGGGTCGATCATTATTTAACAAATGCGTTGGATTGCTTGGTTCATACATGGATCCTGAAAGCATGTGTCAATAAATGGCTAATCAAACAATTCTTGAACAAGTTCGCACACCTTTAGCAACTGCGTTATCTAGCGTTGCAGGAAATGTTTATGCGTTTGTGCCTGAAACAGTTATACCACCAGCTGTGGTTGTTGTTCCAGATAGCCCATACTTAGAATTTGAAACAATAAATAAAAGCAATATCAGAGCAAAAGTTAATTTTACTATTTCAGTTGCAGTTGCATATAACAGCAATCCTGCATCACTCGACAATATCGAGCAATTGATCATAAGCGTTCTGGCAGTAATTCCAGCAGGATATATTGTCAGCTCGGTCGAAAGACCAACAGTTACAACAGTCGGAGCATCGACTTTGCTTATCGCAGATGTTCGAGTATCTACCTACTACACACGCACAGTCTAAGGAGAAATAATGGCAACCACAGTAATCACCGGTCGCGATATTTCGTTGTCTTTCACAGGTGGAACAGACATCGAAGCACAAGCAACCAATGCAGTATTAACAAAAGTTAATGAGCGTCAGGAATACGAAACTCTTGACGGCACAGCTTACAAAACAGTAAGAACCACAGGAACATTCCAATTGGATATGTTGGCTGATTGGGGTAAGACAAGTTCTGTTTGTGAGGCTTTATGGGCTGCTGCCGAAAGCGCACCAGACACAGACATTTCAATTACACTTACAGCTGCAACTGGAGCGCAATTTGTGTTCCCAGTAAAGCCTGAGTTTCCAACTGCTGGTGGATCAGGAATTGATGCACAAACTGTTTCCTTTAATTTTACAGTTACAAACGGAACAGTTACCGAAACATTTACCTAAAAAATAGAAACGGGAGCAAACAATGAAGTTACCAATCACAATTGAATATAACTCAGGCGAGCAAGCAACATATATTGCCCAACCGCCTGAGTGGGCTAAGTGGGAAAAATCAACTGGCAACACCATAACCCAAGCAAAAGAAAAACTTGGCATGTGGGATTTGATGTTTTTAGCATACAACGCTCATAAGCGCGAAGCTGCTGGAAAACCAGTTAAACCATTTGAGGCTTGGATGGAAACAGTCAGCGATGTAATTGTCGGTGATGCAGACCCAAAAGCCACCCAGCAGGAAGCCTAAGCAGATTATTGGTTGAGTTAGCAATTGCTACTCAAATACCAATGAGCGAATGGGTTGATTCAGACGATATTTTAACAGCGATAGAAGTATTGGAGGCGAGGTATGGCAAATGAAACCATTGCATATAACAAATCCGATCTCCGCGATATTTACAAAGCATTCAAACTTATGGATGAACAGGCTACTGAGGAAGCAAGAGCGCAGTCTGCTGCTTTGGCGTATTTTGCATCAGAGGAAATTAAACAAGCAGCTAGAACTAGAACAAAGGCTGGCAAAGTTGCGGAAAGAGTCGCAGACGGCGTTAGCATCTCTAAATCAAGTAAGATCGGCGAATTCCGTTATGGCTTCGCAAGACAAAAGTTTTCAGGTGGTGCTACTACACAAACCCTATGGGGTGGCGTTGAGTTTGGTTCAAACAAATTCAAACAGTTTCCTAGTTATTCGGGACGGCAGGGTCGTGGATCTCGCGGATGGTTTATTTATCCAACCCTTCGCAGAATTCAGCCTGAATTGATTAACAAATGGGAACAAAGTTTTGATCGCATTATTAAGGAATGGGTCTAATGGCAACTGGTAATCGCACGCTCAAACTCTCGATCCTTGCCGATGTCGATGATCTTAAAAAGAAACTTGGCGAAGCAGATAATGCTGTTGAAACCAATTCAAGCAAAATTGGTGAATTTGGAAAAAAGGCTGCCGCTGCATTTGCAGTTGCCACAGCTGCTGCCGTCGCCTATGGCACCAAATTAGCCATTGATGGGGTCAAGGCTGCAATAGAGGATGAGGCAGCACAACTTAGATTGGCAAGTGCTTTAAGAACCGCGACAGGTGCCACTGAAGGTCAAATAAAGGCAACTGAGGATTTTATTCTTCAGACATCTTTAGCGACAGGCGTGGCTGATGACAGCCTTCGTCCAGCCTTGCAAAGACTTGCAGTCAGCACAAAAGATACTGGCGAAGCGCAAAGATTATTGAGCCTTGCTTTAGATATTTCTAAGGGTAAGGGAATTGAATTAGAAACAGTTGCCAATGCTTTGGGTCGAGCCCAAGATGGAAATACCACAGCTTTAGGCAGACTTGGACTTGGTTTATCAGCTGCTGAACTTAAAACAATGTCCTTCACCGAAGTTCAACAAAGATTATCTGATCTTTATGGTGGCGCAGCAGCTGCAAACGCTGAAACTTTTCAAGGCAAGATTGATCGCTTAAAAGTTGGATTTGATGAGGCTAAGGAAAGTTTAGGCGTTGCTTTATTACCACAGGTTGAAAAGTTCATTACATTCTTAAACGATACTGGTATCCCAACACTAAACGCATTTATTGCAGGATTAACTGGTGATCAAGGACTTAGTGCTGGATTGAAAGAAACTCAAAGAGGTGCTGAAAGTTTTGGACGAGCAATTGCGGTGGTTGCAGGAATTGTTTCAGGATTTATCACATTTCTTAGAGAAGCAATTGGCTTGGTCATATCATTAACTAATGAATTGATTAAAGTCGTAAATGTAATCCCGGGCGTGAATATCGGATCAATTGCAAACATTGCGCCATCAGCAAGTAAATTGGCAGTTCCAAAATCTAGCAGCGGATCTAACTTCACTTATGGTGCAGGAAATCCAACAGTTAATAACATAACAGTTAATGCTTTAGATAGTGAGAGTGCAGCTAGAGCCGTTGCCAAAGTTATTAATGAAAGCGCAGCCAGATCCGTTCCATCATTGAGTGGCACAAGCGTTCGAGGTAATTAATGACTGCTTGGTCGCCCGAATGGAAACTTACTGTCGCAGGGACTAATTACACAAACATTGCAATAAGCGATATTACGCATCAGGCTGGTCGGACTGACATTTATACTCAGCCATCCCCATCTTATATGCAAGTAACTTTGGTTGCTTTATCTGGTCAAACTTTGCCTTTTGCAATTAATGACAGTTTTTCTTTACAAGTCAAAAACAGTTCAGGAACTTATGTTGATCTTTTTGGTGGAGATATAACGGATTTGACTATTGAGGTTGGTGCATTTGGTGGCGTATCAAAGGTAGTTAATTACACAATTCTTGCAATGGGTTCTTTGGTCAAATTAGCGAAAGAAATTTACAATGGCACAATCTCTCAAGATGAGGATGGCAATCAGATTTATACTTTGCTATCTAGCGTATTGCTTGGAACTTGGAATGATGTTCCAGCAGCTTCAACTTGGGCAACATATTCTGCAACTGAAACATGGGCTACTGCGTTGAATCTTGGACTTGGCGAAATTGATACGCCTGGACTTTACACAATGGAAAACCGAGCATCATCACCAGATACCATTTACAACATTGCTGGACTTATAGCCAATTCAGCCTTTGGATATTTGTATGAGGACAATGCAGGCAATATCGGTTACGCCGATGCTGACCATAGACAGAATTATCTATTAACCAATGGTTATGTTGATCTTGATGCCAATCATGCTTTAGGTTCAGGATTATCAACAATCACTCGATCAGGCGATATTCGAAACGATATTTATATCAATTATGGCAATAACTTTGGATCTCAAAAGACAGCTACTAGCGCAAGCTCAATTGCGACTTATGGTTATAAATCAGAAAGCATTCAATCAGTGCTTCATTCAGCTGTGGATGCTCAAGCTGTGGCGGATCGGTATATTGCTCAAAGAGCCTTCCCGCAACCAGTATTCCAAAGCATTACTTTTCCAATAACCAACCCTGAAATTGATAACTCAGATCGAGATGCTTTATTAGGTGTTTTTATTGGTCAGCCATTAAACATACAAAACCTACCTACCCAGATTTCAGACGGGGAATTCGAAGGTTATGTTGAAGGCTGGCGTTGGAGCACTCGGTTTAATGAATTATTTCTGACAATTAATCTTTCACCAGTTGCGTTCAGTCAAGTCGCTATGCGATGGAATACTGTTCCAATTGGTGAGGCTTGGAACACTTTAAGCAATACTTTAACATGGGAATACGCTACAATCGTATCCTAAGAATAGGACAATATGGCAACCACTACTAACTATGGCTGGACAACACCAGACGACACCGCGCTCGTCAAGGATGGCGCAAGTGCTATTCGCACACTTGGATCATCTGTTGATACATCAGTTAAGGCATTAAATCCCGGAACTACTGCTGGCGATCTTGATTATTACACAGCAGCAACAACTAAGGCTCGTATTGCCAAAGGAACTGCTGGTCAAGTATTTACAATGAATTCTGGCGCAACTGCTCCTGAGTGGGCAACTGCTTCTAGTGGTGGTATGACTTTATTAACTTCAGGAACTTTATCTGGAGCGTCAATTTCTTTAACATCAATTAGTGGTTCATATAAAGATTTGATTTTG